ACCACCTGTAAAGGCGATTGAAGTCTGAGTGCCTGTTGAGAGAGTCTCGAAGTTGACATAGCGTCTATTCGCACCATCAACAGTAACGTAGGAAATAGCATCAGCTCTATAAGAGCCTGCTACCGCAGCTGGGTCAGTTAAGAACGACTTAACAGAAGCCCAAGCACCTGCTTGCATGAAAGCAGAACTTAGAGCGTCTGCACTAACAGGTCTTGAAGTAACGGACGCACCTTGTGTAAGAGCAAACAGATCATTTGCTGAACCATCAAGAACAGAAATGAAGCTGTCATCATCGAAGCTGTTCGGAGTGATTCTGAGGTTCGCTCCCTCAATCGTTGCTGTAGCAATCCCTGTAAGCTGTGTGTTAATCGCTGTAAGTACAGTCGTGTAAAGAACAGTAGAAGTACCTTGAGCTGACCCTACAAAAGTGACTGAATATGAGTCACCATTAATGTTCAGAGTAAGAACATTATTGGCAGGGAAGTTGGTATCTGTACCGTCATAGAAAGTAACACTTGGAGAGCCTGACACAGCGTCTTGAGCATTCCAACCTGCACGAAGTAAGAGTGAAGGTGCTTCCACAACTGCTTGACGTGGAGAAATGACTTCCTCTACCTCAAGACCAAGCTGAGTGAGAACGCTACCACCAATAACCTCGATACCGAGAGTCGTAGTTGGGAAGTATGACTCACCGATCAGAGTTCTATTTCTGAGGATAAGGCGATCTTTACTAGCGTCATTTCCGACAACTGCTGAAAGATCGTTTGCGACTGAGTATGCGATAGGCAAGATGCCGAACTTAGTCTGACTTCCCCCATCAGCACCTACATCAATACCTGCAACACGAGCGAAATCGTCTGTCGGGTCGCCTTGGGCGATGAACTCGACATAACCAAAGTCACCTGCCAGAAGTGACTTCAGAGTGAATACGAGTCTACCGTCTACAGCAGAAGCACCAAACTGAGTAGCAGGGTCGAAAGTAGCATCAATAGTAATCTGAGCATTGATCTCAGTAGCAATAGCGTCTGCTGTTAAATACTCACCTGGGGTTAAAGTGAGTGTAATCGGAACGAGGTTTTGGGTATTGTCTTCATAGTGGAAGGTGAGAAGGTCGTTCTCACCTGCAATCACAGTGTACGGTCCAATCGGAGTCATCGCTGTGTACGAAGCACCGATAGCCTTAGCCTGTGTGTTAATCTCAGCCGCAATCAAAGCCGCTGTCGCATTGGCGATTGCATTTCCACCACTAAGATCAATGCTCATTTCTACGCCATCAATCTTAAGGAACAAGTCTCCATCAACTGTGCCGAGATTAGCATTGTCAGAAGAAGCTGTATAAGGAAGTGGCTCGCTGACCATATAAGTCATCAAGCCCTTATTTCCTAGACCTGTAGGATTAACAAGCTCTACATTCAAAGCACCTGCATTATCTAGGTTCACAGAAATGGTGTCTGAAGTAGTCTCTAAGAATGAGTAAGGAGCCGCCTTTGGAGCAGTAAAGATCGCAGGGGTTGGCTCGAAGCTCGCAAACTTAACAGTAACTGTTTCCTCAACAGGAGTACCTGCACTCAGACTCACACCTGACTGTGCTTCGCTTCCTGATGGGAAGTTGATCGCAGTAAGAGACAAGTCTGAACCCTTACCCTCATAGGTTGCTCCAAAGAGAGGAAGACCCGAACGAGAGAGGGTGTAAGTACCGACATTTGAACCACCAACAGAAGCAACCTGTACCTCATAGCCACCACCTGCAATATCAAACTCATCTTGAATGTTATTGTAGTAGAAAGTAGCAAAGACCTTGCTTCCGAAAGGAACAGGCTGACTCAGAGTAATCGTACTATCAGCAGGATTTACACGAGTCACAGCAACGGTTGATCTTTCAAGAGCATCTGAAATGCTAGTACCAACTCTGACCTGTACGAGAGCAGGGTTACTTGTCGCAGTCGCTGTACCTGTGCCGTCAGTAGGCTGATGAGGTAGCTTGAAAACATTAGGGAGAGTACGAGGTGGGACTACAGAAGTGTCCGTCACATTAGCACACTCAGCGAGGAACAAACGCTCATCTCTAAGGGCTGTCGTAATCTGATTCGGTCCAAAGCTAACAAGACCCTCTTGGATATTTCCTACAGAAGCATCTACGAAAGTACCCCAATAAATCTTATCGTCTTTGAGAACCCAACTAACACCCTCATAGTAGCGAGCGGCGTCACCACCACCTTCAGGCACAAGGGAAACTCGGCTCACAGAAAGAACATCACGACTTGGGATAAAGTCGAAGTTGTCTTTGAACGAGTTGAAGTAATAAGAAATAGTGACTTCAGCACCAACAGGAGGAGCAACGGCAAGAGTGACTGCACCTGTAGTTGGGTCGAGGGAAATAGGAGTCACCTCAACACCATCTACTTTAACAACTACGTCAGATACTTCTGACGTAACGATACCACCATTAGTACCGTCTACAATCGGGTTGTGGGCTGTGTAGAAAACAGTATTTCTAGCTGTCCCTGTCATGCCCTCAAAGACACCGATGTGAGGGTTAGCAGTACCTGCACCGATTAAGATTGACCCACTTGCAGACAAGAGGAGGTTTGTATTTCCTCTGTGGTCAACGTAGGTGCTTGCACCCAAAGTACCAATCTCAAGAGCATTGATCTTAGACACGATAAAGCCTAAGTGCTCTGTGCGTGTGGTATTAACTGACTTGATAGGCAAGTCGATTACATGAACTACGCCATCAATGGTAGCGACAAGTGTTCTTGTAGTAGGAGTGATTGCCATATCAGCAAAAGTTGCATAGAGGTCTGATTCCTCAGAAGTAACTTGAGTTGAGACATCTTCACTATCTACAAAGTTGTCAGTACGATTGAAGAAGTAAGAAATGCGAACATCATCACCCTCATCAGGAGATGAAGCTAGGGTGACAAGACCCTCTTTCGCATTAATACTTAGAACAACAGTAGCCTGTCCGTTAATCGAAGCAGTAACTACTGAGGCAGTTGTAGCAGTAGTGCCTGTTCCGTCACCATTAACGATAGGCCATTGACGAACCCTAACGACATTAGAAGTACCATCAAAGTCGCCTAGTGAGTACGACCCATCGGGGTTCTGAAATAAGACTGACCGACCTGTTGCATCTTCTTCTACGATCTGCTGATCTATCGTAGCAGATGACCCTCGGACAACAGTTAAGCCGTTTTGAGCAAAAGACTCAGTACCTGAGCCAATGAGGAGAGGAATTCTCCCCGAAAAGTTATTCTGAGGGGTCGGAGACTCGAATACTGTCTCGGTGTAGACCCCAGGTGGTGCATAGCCTCCTCGAATAGCCATAATTATTTCTCCTGTTGAGTGTTAGAATTTTCAGACTTAATGTTTTCCATAGCAGACATTCTACTAGTACGAAGATTAGTTCCCATTTCAGGCAAGACCTCGTAGGTTTGATCTTCCATGCGTATCAAGTCTTGACCCGATACTTTGTGCTTTTCGATCAAGTCCCACTTATCCCTGCGACGTTGATAGATTTGCTCCCATTTCTGACGAGCATCTTCCCCAATAACTCGATCAAAGTCCAAGTCAAAAGAATCCACACCTGTGGTTTGCACTTTCAAACTCTGATCTACATTAGAGGTGAACCCGACTGACGCAGAAATATGTCCATCTAAGTATGCTTGCTGACCACAATCACACTTGGCACTTTCCGTACCTCTGCTCACCCTCTTCTTTGAGGATAAGCCACATGATGAACATTGAAATCTGAGTATAGGCATAGGAGTCTCCTTCTATCTATCCCACTAAAGATAGACGAACTATAAAAGACGCTGAATAAAGTCAGCCGATCTATTTCCAATCCCTGTTATCGGTTGACTTAAAGGTTCTAAAACAATACCCCTTTCAAAAGCACTCTGAATCGGGATAACTAACGGGAAATGTATAAACCAATCTACCTGCATTGAGAAGCTCATACTTGCCGTATAGAAATAATCATCTCCATTATCATCATAAACTTCTTCAGCTTCGCCACCTAGAGAGACATCAGAAATATCTAACCCCAAGTTAGCGAGCTTGGGTCTAAGGTTCGCCCATAACCATATCGCTGTTTGGTCTGCTATATCTGCTTGTGAGTGAACATCTCTTGTAATTAAGTCTATGTCCACACTTACGTCCCAACGACCCCCATACTCGTGAGCTATTTCCTCCCGACCTTCTGCTACAATCACAGCCATTTCGTCACCTACTCGAAGTCTTCTCCCAAAGACAACCACGACACCCTCAATGATATTTCTGTATGCAGTCGCAGGTTT